GAATTTCAGGCTTTGGAAATCCCAGCTTTTGTCTAAGCTTTACTATCTCTTTACACAGAAAAATAAAGCGGTGAACCTGACTTATGGTTTCAGGAGGGAGAGAGAGTTCTTTGGCTTTATCAAGAAGTAGGTTAAAGCCCTCTCCTTTAAGCTTATCTATCCCATAGAAATAGCTATCAAAAACTCCATAAAGTTTGGCAAACTTTCTCAAAAGAGTTAGTGGCGGGCTTTTCTTTCCACTCTCAAAAAGAAGAAGTTCATCCTTGGTAATTCCAAGCCTTTTGGCTACCTCCTCTGGCGTGTAGCCGACTGTTTCCCGTGCTTGTCTTAGCATTTGTCCTATAATTTCCAGAGTATTCATATCTATAAATTTAAACCTAACTAAACCCTTTCAAACTATGTGAAATCTTTGCTTGAGCCTACGGCTTATCCGTCTTTATATCTTTAAATAATGATATGTCATGAAGCTTTATACTGTTGATGAAGTAGCCCAGATCTTACGCCTCAGTAAACGCACAGTCTATTCTTACATTGAGTTCGGTTATCTCCGTGCAGTCCAAGTCGGAGAAAAGAAAGCCTTACGGATTCCAGAAGATGCCCTAAACGAATTTCTAAAACTCAATCAGACTGTGTTTGAGATTGTGCCTCTCTCCAGACGCACTAAGAAATAAATCTTTGTGAAATCTTTGCTTGAACTTCCTCTTTTCTTATGACATCTTATAACGCAATGATTGTGCTTGACGAACTTCTGAACCTTGCGGGCTTTACAGAAGAGGATTGTTGTGTAGAGTTTGACGTGATTGCTTTGTCTTCAACATGCATTGACCGCTCCTACGGCAAGCTTTGTTTCCCTGAAGAGGTGCTTGAAGCAAAAGTTCATACCCTCGTTGGAAAGCCCGTCCTATTGGACCATAAGTGGGAAGTTGAAAATATGGTTGGAGTAGTGGTCAAGGCTTGGTATGAGGACGGAAAAGTCTATGCAAGACTACGCATCCCTAAGCAAGGAAATGAAAGACTTATTGCCCTTCTTCAGATGTCCCCAAGCCCAGTAAAAAGCGTATCCGCAGGGCTTATCGTCAAGACTGAAAGGCTTGAAGACAAATACATAGTTCAAGACCTTGAATTCAAAGAGATAAGTTTTGTCTTTGAGGCTGCAGATAAAAATGCAAGAGTGCTAAACTTTCGTGATTGCGGATGTCAAAAAGAAGCCCTTGGCGTGTCAAACTGGTGGGATGACCCAGAACTAAGAGAGAAGGCTCCTAAATACTACTTCCTTGACCCGGAAAATAGAAAATACCCTTACAGAACTTGGGAAGGTGAAATCTCCTGTGATAGGCTTAAGGCGGCGATGAGCCTTGCGTCCTTGCACGGGCATCATCGCATCTACGCCAGAGCAAAAACTTTGTATGAAAACCATTGCAATAAAAACAAAGGAGGTGCAAAGCATGCTTGAGCACTTTGAAGCCATGACGAAAGAAGAGCTTATTTCAGCTGTTGAAGCTTTGCAAACAAAGCTTTCTGCCCTTGAAAAAGAAAACTTAGCCCTAAAGGAGCTTGCGGAGATAGGGCAGAAGTATATTGAGCATCTGAGGCGGGAAGCGATAAGGCTTGTCAAGCTTGTGGATGGAGAAAAAAGCCCACTGCTGAAGCTCATTGAGAAGGCGGATGTGGAAACTCTAAAGGAACTTGTAGACGAATACACCGAGAAAGCCAGAGAGATCTATAAGCCATCCAGCCAGAGGGCTCCACTTGAGTTTGAGAAGCCTTTAGAAGAAATGAGTTATGCGGAACTTAAAAAGCTTGCTGAAAAATTAGCTAAGGAGGTGTAAGCTATGCCTGTTGTAACAGGAATAACTAACCCGGAACTGTTTCCTCAGTATTACGAAAGAAAGCTTCTTGCCTATGTGAAAGAAAACCTCGTGGCTAACCGCTACGGGCAAAAGTTTAGCCTTCCTCGCAATTCTGGAAGGACTGCGGTCTTTACTGCCTTTGAACCACTCCCAGTGAACACCACTCCAATCACCTTCCAACCCACTCCCAGCACTGGGGCAAGCTTAGCTACGAGGCAAGTTTCCGTCACCGTAGAAGAATACGCAAATTACATTGACCTTGACGACTTCACTGACATTACGAGTTTTGTTCCTTTGCTTGACAGGGCAGTAGACCTTCTTGCCTATAACGCACAGCAAACGCTTGACAGGATTGCAATGAACGAGTTAACAACAGGCACGAATGTTATCTATGCTGGAGGCGTTACATCAAGGAATGCTTTGACTGGCACGATGAAGCTTACCAAGGCTGAGATCAGAAAAGCGGTTATTCAGCTTGAGAGGGCGAATATTCCAAAGTTTCCTGACGGCTACTATGTCTGTATAATTCACCCGGACAAACTCCTTGATCTCTTCACAGACAGCGAACTCATAACTCTTTCCATGACTAAAAGAGACCCAATTGAAAAGGGTTATATTGGAGAATTCTTCGGAGTGAAGTTTGTCTCCACTACTGCGGTCCCTATCGTGAAGAACTCCATGGGTCAAGATGTCTACATGACTATTGTGCTTGGTGATAATGCCTATGGAGTGGTGGATATAGACGGAAACACCCTGCAGACCACGTACACCAACTTAGACAAACTCGGAAGGGTTAAGACAGTGGGCTGGAGGGCGTTCTACGCTGTGAAGAGGCTTTATGAACCAGCCATCGTGCGGATTGAAAGCAACTAAGGAGGTTTGCAATGAGGGTGCTTGTTAAAGAAAAGACAAAGATTTGGGTGAACGGCGAGGAGTTTGTCTTTGAGGCTGGAGTTCAGGATGTGGATGAGGACAAGGCAAGGATTTTGATTGAAGCGGGCTATGCTGAGATGGTAGAGGAACCAGAGAAGCCTAAGAAAGGGAAGGTTGAACAATGATAACTCCAGCTGAACTCAGAGAGTTCTTAAACGACAACGAAATGCCTGATGCAATTTTGCAAAACTGCATTGATCTGGCGGTAAACAGGGCTAAGAGATTGCTAAATGTGGATAACTTGCCAGACACTCCTGAGATAAGGAAAGCCCTAATTCTGCTTGCGGCAAGCGAGCTTGCGTCAAGTGTGAACCTTTACTGGAGACGGGCAGAGGACCATCAGACTATGAATGTGAAAAACCTGATAGCGGAAGCGGAGCGTCTGCTCAAGCTATCTCCGAAGAAAGGAGCCATAGTATGGAGATAGATGAACTCAAAAGATTTTTTGACGAGTTTCCGAGGAAGCTCGCACAAGCCAGCGAGCTTGCCCTCACAAGGGCAGCTGAAAAAATTCAGGCGGACCTTTCTACAATTTTCAAAACAGAAGGTAGATCCCATGGTGTAGATTGGAAAGACTTGGATCCTCGTTATCTTGCCTATAAGGTCAAAAAAGGTTTTTCTGAGAAGAAGCTACACAGGACAACCACCCTCGCACAGAGTTTTACTTATAAAGTTCAGGACTGGAAGGCAATCATCGGAACACCAGTTCCGTATGCGGTTTATCACGAAACAGGCACCAGACGAGGCATTCCCCCACGCCCTTACATGCAACCTGCTGTGAAGAAGTTTTTGGAGGATAACCACTTCAAAAAAATCTTTGAGAGAAGCCTAAAGGAGGTGCTGTAGGATGTTGACTGAGCTTGATACTCAGATCGGAGATGCTTTGCAAGGGCTTGGGCTAACCGTTCTCTCTAAAGTGGATAAGCTCGCGGAGCTTTTTGCGAAACCTAAGATAACACCGTGCATTTGGTATATCATAGAGAAAGCAAAGTTTGAAAGGATAGCGAGTTTTGCCTTCTCGGTTGATTTTGATGTTTCTGTGTTTCTTTTCTACAGGAGTCTGCGGGAGAAAGGACAAGGAGCTTACGAGCTTTTGGAAAGAATCTTGACCGTCTTAAGTCTTAAAACCCAGTTCAACCTCGTCCCTCAAGGGATTGAACTTTACTACCATGAAAGCGGAGAGTTTGCATTTCTTCTAAGCTTTAAAGGCAACGGTAGGTTCGTTGTTCCTCAAGAAGAAGAACCGCTTACTACACGCATAACTGTATACGGGGGTGAAGAATTAGTCTCGGAGGTGCATAAATGAGGTATAAGGTAAAGCTAACTTATCCCACCATTATTCTTATTGAACAAAAAGAGTATCTTCTCTTCCCCGGGCAGGAAGTTGAACTTCCTGAGACTGCCGAGGTAGTCAAGACTTATGAGGGACTTGGCTACCTTGAGCCTTTACCAGTTAAACAAAAAACTAAAAAGGAGGTAAGCGATGCCAGCTAATTACCTTCACGGTGTAGAAACCATAGAAATAGTGAAGGGACCGGTTCCAGTTAGGGAAGTAAAATCTGCAGTCATCTTTCTGGTTGGGACTGCACCTGTGCATCTGACCAGACCTACGGGCATTTCTGAAAGCGATTGGTATGAGCAAACGGTGAATAATCCCATCCTTGTCCTGAGAAGGGAGGACGGCATAACCTACTTTGGCGATGCCACTCCGGGCTACACGATCCCTTACGCCCTTGATGCTATCTTTGATCATGGAGGCTCCACTGTTATCGTGGTTAATGTCTTTGACCCCAGACGCCACAAGAACTCGGATAATCAACCCGACCCTTCAACCGTTACCCAAGCTGACATCATCGGCACTTACGACGCTACAACAGGGAAGAGGACAGGCCTAAAGATAATTGACGAACTATATAGCAGATTTGGCTTCACTGCAAAGTTAATCCTTTGCCCGGTTTATTGTGAGTCGCCAGCGGTTATGACCGAAATGGTAGCCCTTTGTGAGACTCACCGTGCCTTAGCTCTGCTTGATGCTCCCGCCGGTCTGACTCCTCAACAAGTTATTAACGCAAGAGGGGCAGGCGGTCAGCTTAACACTTCTGCGTATAGGGCAGTCATTTGCTATCCTCACCTCAAAGTTTACGATCCTGCCACCAACTCCGAACGCCTTGAACCTTTCAGCCAACGCTTGGCTGGAGTTATCGCTAAGGTGGATCACGAGGAAGGGTATTGGTATTCTCCATCCAACCACGAGATCCTCGGCATTATCGGAGTAGAACGTCCTATTACATGTGCCATAAACGACCCAAACACTGAAGCCAATATCCTCAATGAACATGGTATCGTGACGGTCTTTAACAGTTTTGGAACGGGCTATAGGGTGTGGGGCAACCGCTCTGCTGCGTGGCCAACCAAATCTGATCCAAAGAACTTTATCTCCGTCCGCAGAACTGCAGACA